ATACCTCAAGCATTCCAAATTATCCGAGGTGCTGACAGCATAGCTCGTAATTATTTGGATACGGGTCGCTCAAGATCTGCATCAGACTCTATATCCATGTCTGGTGCAACAAAAAATCAGTCTGCTATATCAGCAGGATTGGTTCTTCATCATCATTGGATGGAAGGTGCTTTTACTTCTGATGTATGTGCTGGTCATTCTAATCTTGGGATGAAAAAATTACATGCCAGTGAACGGAATGCTTTAGTTCAAAGGCTTTTTGAAAAAGACCCTGAAGCATGTGATTTAATATCTCAAAAAGCTTTTAGAATGAGATCCAAATTTCCTGTTATCAACATAAGTGCGCTTTTTGCTTTTTTATATCGTGCTAAACAAAAACAAATGTTTGAAGAAGCATTGTATTTTGTAGAATCAGCCGTAGCAGGAGATGGTTTGCCTGAACTTGATTCAAGAAGACTGATGGTTCAAAGCTTGATGAAAATCAGTGTTTCAAAGCTAAAAAACAGGAAAGGTCCGTTGATCCTTGCTTTGCTAGTAAATTTTTATAATAAAAGAAATACTGAAGTCAGATACACACTGACAAAATTTAAGCAATGCCCAGATCTTCTTAACTTTAAGATCTAATTATTCGGTAAGGCCAGGATAATACTTGGCCTTGCCTTTCTTATCCTTAACCATCCTAAGAACTTCCTTCCTGTTATCTCCTACCGAACTGTAACTCACATGAACCCAACCTGAGTTGGGCCCTTCTGGTTCCCCAGTTATTTTAGAGACTTTATCAGGATTATAATTTTCTAGGATTAGCTGATCAAAGTTCAAATTGTCTCGAATCCATTCTGCCAATTGTAGGTTACTAACCTGTTCGCTGTAGATTTCGATATCTGCGGCACTTTTAGTTCCTTGACAGCAATGTGCTGAATTCGATGATCCGTTGACCAGATCATTTAACGGCTTTGACCTAAAACAGCTATTGACTTTGGTGGGACCGAATTGGTCTCTCACTGGCTGAAGCACAGCAAGGACCAATGCGGTTATACGGGCTACAGCGTTGGTATCAAGATGGTCTTCCTGATCAATTCCAGCGTGTAATGCGGTGGGGGAATAAACCAGTTCTTGTAAACTAAAGTTCTGACTTATTCTCATGGCAAGCCATTTATCCTTTGATAAGGTCCATGACGGATTTGTGACCGTGGCTGTTGTCACCATCCACAGCACCGTCAAGTGCTTCTCGTACTTCTTTAGGAAGTTTTTCAAGATGTGGTTCTAGGTGTTCAACGGCTAAAGACTGAGCTTTATCGGCTACGATGTCTTTGAGCATGTTAGCCACGAATGGCAGGACGAGATTGAGCATGTCTTCCTTTTTAGGGTTGAGGTTAAAAAAGTCATAAAGCCATTTAAGTAGTTGCAACTGGTTCCTTGTCGTTATGAGGTGGAATTTCGTGTTTTTCAGGTTCTTGAGCTAAGTCTCCTCCTGATTCAAAATAGAATTTTGCTATTCCTGCAATAATAGGAATAAAAGCTCCAATAAGGATATTCAGAAGATCTTTTGAGGAAGATGGTAATTCAGCAGATGCACCCAACATAATATGGACTACATAAGCAAATATTCCTAAAGCACTTAGAGCAATAGCAAACCGAGCCGCAAAGCGAAGCACCTGGATCTTTTCATTAACTGTTGTAATTGGTCCTTTAGGTTTAGGAGGATCTGGAGTTTCCTTAACTGTCGTTGTTGTTTCTTTAGCCATTATCGTGTTTTAAATGATTCAACTACTCGTGTGTTATTTTCAATTACTGTTGATAGTTTACTAATCGAATCAATCATTGATTTGTTAAAATCACGTTGTAGTTCTAAGACCTGCCTTTCGTTTTCGCTTCGGTCTTCTCTTGCTTCTTCACGTTCTTTTCTACTTTCATCAAACTGGTACTTAATAAACCACATCAGAATAACGCTGATAGCTACTGGAATACCAACCTGATTTAGTAAATCTAATACAGTATTTACTTCCATGAGATCGGGGTGTGTTGTTCCATAAGTGTAAACATGATCAGCAGGATTCATGGTTTAGGGTACTTATCTTTCACGCTTTTAATGCGAGCTTTCCACCCATCTATATCATGGTAAATCTGGTCTAATTGTTCACCTATCCCGATGGCATTATATTCTTCTAATCTTTTCCTTTGGTACTCGTTATCAGCATACTGCTTTTCAAGCTCTGCAATTTTGTCGTTTATCTGCTTATCAGTTGGTCTTGTAACAATTCCTTTATGAACTGAATTAACAATCACATATTTAGTTTGCATCCTTTCAGAATTAGGAATTTTATTTCCTTCAGAATCTACTTTAGCCCAATCATACCAATTAGGGGTTTCTGGATAAAAACTCCATAAGGCTTTCTCAATAGTTTTTATCATCAAGTGTCTCCCAATCTAACAAATGTAAATGTGGTTTGGTTTGAATTGGTATCGCCTATTGTAGCAAAACTGCTTGAAGCTGCAGCCCTTACAAATTTTACTTTTATATTTGTAGTATTATCGACATCAATTTGTGCAACGCAATGAGTGCTTCCATATTTTGACGTGTTACTGACTGAGCAATATTTTTCTGCTTGGTTTGCATAGTCTGCATTGTTTTCAGTAATTTGTATATGAACACCCCCATAATCTTGTCCACCACTATTACTGATATAATGTGCTGAACTTGTGACTAAATAAACACCAGTTTGAGGAAAAGTAAAAATACCAGAACTTTCTGTCATTCCTGTCCCTATTTGTGCAAACCATCCATCATCTACTCTTTCTAAATTGCTACTGATTGCCCCATTAGCGTGCGTAAGTGTTGCGGTAATCCGCCATTGATCTGCCATTTTAATACCTGCAAAGCCAGACGCATTACTTCCTAACGTAATCGTAGGATTATTTTGATTAACTGTGATCTGACCATCTGATGCTATTGTAATCGCATTATTAGCATTAGCTTGGTCTTTTATATTAGTAATCTGAAGATTGCTAGGCATGATTTATTCTGGTTTAGGAAATTTCTCTTTTACTATTTTCCGCTTTGCTTGCAATGCTGTTAAATCATCATCCAAAATTGCGTGAATACACTCTTGAATAGATGGGTATTCTTGTTGCCTTAGTATTTTATACCCGTCTGCAGATTTTTTTAAATAATCTTGTTCAATCTTAAAATGTTCTTCTGGTGGTACTGTCTTAATTTCTAAATCTGATACATCAATTGAAGAATTATTTTGTATTATTGTTTCATCATTAGGAATAATACCTGAGTATGATTCCAGAATTTGTCCAGTTGATTTTTGTATTACAATCTTAGTCATGACATTGTGCCTATAAAATAAACTACATAAGTTAGATTGTGCGTTGAGCTTGGTAAACCTGATTTTGTATTAGCAATTGTAAATCCATCTGAATCAAAACTCTGAATTGCAAATTTTTGCATATTAGCATCAACGCCTGAAGTAGCATCAGAAGTTGATGCAAAGTAATTACTTAAAGTAAAATTTGAGGAATCAGCAAAAAATTGTGAGCATTGCTGAGTTAATGTTCCACCAACATCTCTGCAATACCCAAAAGACCTAAACCGATCATTTCCTATATAATTCACCCATGCTTCAATAAGATTAGGTTTAAAACCGATTCCTGTTATAGCAATAGTGCCTGAAGCTATACCTTGATCAAATTGGTAACTACCCATCTTTACTTTAGTTGGAAAAACAACTGAAGAATCTAAAGTCCCTGCATTAATAGTCCCATTAGCAATAGTCGCAGAACCATCACTCGCAAGCACCAGATTGTTACTGCCAGAACTTGGGTGCTTTATATTCGTTAATTTAAGTTCAGAACTCATGATGGCTTATGCTAGTGCTGTTATCCCAATTCTTGGTATGTGAAATTGATTTGTACCTCCACCATCCCAATGTTGCGTTGTATGTAATTGCATTTCGTAACTGGATGAATACTCTCTAAATGTCATCTTTAATGTTTTCGCAGAAGTCCAAGAAGCCACCCTACCTGTGTTAGTGTTCGCAGACCCCCCTATATTGATTCCCCATCTAAAATTATAAATTCCTGCTAAATTATTAGTTTCCCAAGATGAAATTTCGGATCTTGCATAAGTTGCCTCATCAGAATCTATGAAAAAACTAAAATGACCGATAACAGAGGCATCAGAAAAAGAGGCTTGAAAATCAAAATTATAAATTACAGTTTGTGTGCCTGTGGGTGGTGTATAAGAAATTGTAGAACCAGTAATATCTGCATGAGATGTTGTTCCTTCTTGTGCCGTTGAAACATTTCCAACAGTATAAGTACCACTTTGAACTGTAATTGCAGAACCATCACAAGGTGACATAAACTGCTCAATTACTGACCCTTTTGGTACGTTAGCACCCCAACTCCATACAGATCCAGAGTCACTAGCTAACTGTCTAGTGCCAGTTTTGTCCTTTATTGAATCAACGTATAATCCTGTCATACGATCACCAAAGTGCCTTCCACAACTAAAGTTCCATCAATTTGGATTGGTCCTGCCATGACTACGTTTTCATCTGCCGAAATTGTAACAGTTCCCTTAATATTCTTAGGGTTTCTTAAAACACCTGTGAGCGTAGAACTAACGTGCCCTGTAATACCATTCTCATCTGTTTTAACAGATGTAAGATCACCTTGAGTAAGTGAGCCAGCACCTTGTCTTTTCATGCGTTCTCCAGAATTGAAATAATGATATCTGCTTTAGTGTCTACACTGCATCTTGCGTGAAGTTTTGTAGTGTCAGAATCAATAACAATTTTACCATCGACTAACTCAACATTTCCTCCAACTGGAATCGTAACGTCTTTAGCAATATAAGTTACTGTATTGCCAGAACTGTCGATAAAAGCCACATCCACTGTTACTGAAGCAGTATGTATGTTTGCTACGTTACACCCAATAAGGACATGACCTTTGTTTGATGTTAGCGCAGTTAAAGTACCTACTAATGTATCTGCCGTATCGTGAGCAGAAAAAGCAGTATTTTTGAGGTTTCTTTTTTTATTTACAAATTTAGCCATAGGTCATCCGAGTGCGATACTGAACACAATTGAGTTTGATAAAGCATTTGCTTCTGTTGTTGTATCTTGAGTGTCTACATAACTTTTATTAGAAGCATGATTAGCATTTGTAGGATTACCAGATAACGTCAATGCTCCTGTCATGGTATCTCCAACTTTAGAAACCTTTGCGACTACGTTAGTAATATCAGTTGCAACGGTATTAACATTTGCAATGTTGGTTGCAACAGTTGCCACATTTCCTGTTGTGGCATAGTGCTTTGCTGAATAATCACTGGTGTTTCCTACTGTTGCTCCAGTTTTAGTAGCCCAATCTTTTGCAGATCCAGCCGCACTATCTAGTCCTGTTCCACCAAGAGCATAGGCTTTTGCAGAATAATCTGTAGTTGTTGATCCAACGACTTGACCATCTGTTTTGGTAGACCATGCAATAGCTTCAGTAAGTCCTCCAGATGCAGATGCAACGTCTAAAACCAAAGTCCATTTTGCACTGTCGCTTGCTAAAAGATTTGCTCCTGAAGACGTATGTTCAGCAATACAGATGTAAATGTTGTCTTTAGTTGAAGAACTGGTATCGCTGTTTTGTTTGACAAGATCTCTGGCAACATAAACTGTACTTGCCGCCCAATTTCCTTTAAATGTTCCTATTTCTTGTGTTACCTGGACATTCCCTTGAGCATCAAAAGAAATAAGTTTATTGGCTCTTGTTGTTGCGGCCGCAGTAATTTCTGTAACTGTTGATGTTATTCCAGTAGCGGTGTCACCAAATTTAATAGCACGATCAATTTTTCCAGTAGACTGCTGGGCTTGCATCGTTGATCGGTCAAACGATGTTTCCAAAGTCTCAGCATCTAACGCAGTATTATTTTGATAATCGGAAGGTTGGGTGTAAGGTACGCTTCTGACTAAAACCACGTTTGCAGTACCCGAAACAGGAAAATTTCCTGATGTAAAAGTTACAGTTGCGTTACTTGTTGTCCCTGCGTTTCCTACTGTGTAATGCGTTGTCAGGGTTTTTAGAGTACCACCGACATAAACAAGAAGGTCACTGTTTGCAAGGATTCTAAAGTTGCATTGGAAAGGACCAGCAGATCCATTTCCATTCAGTTCGGTTCTGACTGATGTTGTAGATAACGTCATTTAAAGCCTCCACCAGTTTCAATAAAATCTGTAGGTCTACCAAGTGGGTTAATAAACGGCAGTCCTACATCGATATATTCCTGATCCCGTTCAAATCGATACCAATTTTCTAAACGTCTTAGTGATCCTGGCATCATTGATTCCATAACTTGCCAGTTAAGAAAATGGTTATAGGCAAACTCGGTGTAGAATAAATTTGCATAAGGAGTATTTGCTTTGATTGCTTTCCAGCCTTGCCATCCAAGTTCACCGTCTTCCATCATGTCGGCAAACAAAGTCACAAAATCTTTACCCATTCCATATACTGGTCCTGCAATCTCTTCATCGAGTTTACCATAGTAATTTCCGTATTCTGCCGCTAAAGCATCACCCATAAATCCTAGAACTCCTGATTGTCTTAATGCATTCCAGTATGTTTCAGGCTTATCAAGTGGTTGTGGCGTTAGTCCTTTTGCAAGATCTTTAAGGCTCATTGCGGCATATCCCATTCCCATTGCACCAACGGAATGATACATAACACCAGGAACTCCCATTTCGTACATTCGAGGAAATAAATTGGTCATCATTGCAACCTGATAAGATCTGAATTGCCAGAATGCTTGAGCGGCCGCACCAGGAACCGTTCCTCTTTGGAACGTCCTCATCATAATCGCCCGTTCATTGGCTCCAATTTCAGGAACGCCAATACGGGATTCATTGACAAAAAACAAAGAAAGTTTGTCTGCAAGACGAGATTCAGTAGCTCCTGCCTGTTTTAAAACCCAATCCGAAGTAATAAAAGATTCATCAGGGAAGTTGGTTCCTTTCATTGATGGTTCGTTCTTAACCAAGTCTGATATTTTAAAAGAACCAATTTGTTGCAATTTATTCCAATCAGTTTCATCAATTCCGTATTGCACCAAAACTCTTTTAAAATCTTTACCAGCTTTTGATGCATCTAATTTTGCCCAACTTGTTTTTAAGTTTTTTGCAAAATGCATCGAGGCCATTTTAGAAAAACCTTCTCTGGCCCAATCCGTCCAGGCATTCAGTCCATTTATGTGGAAAAAGTTGTCAACGGCTTTTGACATTATTCCTGGGATTGCATCATCGATAGTAAACCTGGATGCGGCTGATCCAAGGATGGTGTCTGCACCAACCCCAAGCATTCGGTAGATATATTTTCTTTCTGCATCACTGACATTGGTTGCAACATTTGTAAGAACTTTAGTGTAAGAATCCCAAACATTGACTCCCATGTGGTTCAATGACATTGCCGCAGTTGCAACATCTGTTACTGAAGAAAGTGTTGCTTTTCCTAGTTTAGAAAGAATGTTAAGTCCTGAAATAGTATTAATAATTTTTGCAATTCCAGGTTTTCCCACAATAAATGCTTCTCCTGTAACTTGTGCCATTCTGGATCGAAGCGCATTCCGATCCCATGCACTTAATGGCCTACCTTCTTTTTTTAATCTTCCTTCAAGTTGATCCATCATCTCCTCAAAGGTTTCTTTAGGATCTGGACCCATAAAGTCAATCAACACGGATCGGTTTGATTGAACTTCCAGGTCGTTGAATATGGCGTGGATCGGACTTGCGTGGCCGTACATTTCGTTGTAGGCCATCCATGATTCACTATCTTTAAAAATGAGTTCTCTGCTGTGCTGAAACTGTTCTGATGCACTTTCAGATAGTCGAAATTTAGATGTGTCGTATTGATCTGCCGCTTTGGTTCTTTCGTCAAAAACCTTTCCAAGATAATCATCGATGGCTTCTTCTTTGGTCATAATCACGGTGCCATCTTTTGCGGTCATCTTGGATTTAGGCTGGGTTTTATCCCAATCAATCAATCCTCGGATATCCTGAATCCACTTTTCTTTTGATGCTTTGGAAAGTTTGTAGGGGTCGTGCCATTGGGTAGCAACGTGATCAGCACGGTAACGGACTGCAACACCTGATCGGTTAAGATCTACAATAATTTTTTGTTTTGCATCTGCAATAGATTTAGCCATTGAAAATGCCAAATCGTTGTTGGTTTTCTGAACTCCGTCAAAAGGGTAAAGCTCCTTAACCAAATCCTGCTGAAACGACTTAGAACCAAGCATTTTTCTAATAGCTCTGGAAGACAACCCAGTTTCAGCAAAGATCTTCCCATGCAGGGTTTTAAGCTTTGCACGTTGCATTGTTCCTATTGAGTACAGAAACCCTTCTTTCTTCCGAGTCGATCCTGTTAAAAATGCTTTGAAGTTTCTGACAAAATCATCATCACCAAAGATCTTCCTCAACATTTCCTGTTTTACCGAAGCTTTTTTGACAATGCCAACTGATGCCATATTGGCTTCAAATTCAGCATCTTTAACACCAAGGTTGATGTCTTTGATGATATCCATCCAATCATGTCCAGCATCTATTCTGGATTGGATAGAATCAGATATATTTAGGATTTCCTGGGGAGATAGTCCTGCTTTAGAAAGGATTTCTTCGCAAGTAGCCATTAGGTAGATTTACAAGTAATGTAATCCAATACTGCTTTTGGAGTTGTCTTCATTTTATCAGCAACAATTTTGACTTCTTCCTGGTCTGCCAAGCTTCTAATTTCCCGTTGAGCCACTTCTTTATATTCTTCAAGGGAATTTTCTATACTTTTAAGAACATCAATATTCTTATCAGGAGGTCTTGACCCTTCGATTTCTGCTCCATTTTTCCCAGATGCAATGTCATCCATTGCTTTTCCTGCGGCAAATGAAGTTTCTTGAACATCTTGTCCTCTAAGTTTTTTCACTACTGCACCCATTCCAGCAACGGTAGCTCCTAACGCTCCTGCAAACGCTACGTTCATCAAAGATGTAGTAAGGTCATATTCCACCTGAGTTGCTTTTTTATTGTGATATATTGGGACTTCACCAACTGCGGCTCCAATTGCGGCATCCCCAGCACCTCTTGCTAAAGTTTTCCCAATGTTTGCAACCTTCATCGATGCTCCCATCAACCGAGTCCAGGGAAGAAAATTTAACGGATCAAATAAAGATCCTGCCAAACCTCCCATAACAGACGATAAGGTGTAGCCATCTGGCCCCATTGCCCATTGGAGTTTTTCCTGGTAGTCCTGTTCGTCTGCAACGGTTTGAGCTTGGTAGTGTGTCATCCCGTCAAACCATTTGGTGTTAGGTCTGGAATACATGGTTTCCCATGTTTCCTTATCTACTGGATCTGAATCTTCGTTCCAGTATCTGTATAAGTTGTACCCTGCAATCGTAGGGTTTTCATTGGATATAAAATTGTCAAATGCCCATGAAAATTGGGTGTAACCAGAAGGTTGCATTTCTTTTAAATGATCTTCTGAAATGCTCCCATAATTTTCTAAAGGAAATTCGTTGATCATTCGTTAGCCCCTCCAATAAAAGGAATAAAGGATGGAACCCATTCCATTCTCCAATTGTTAATCCATTTCATGGGACTAATTGATTCTAAATCTTTTATTCCAGGTTTTAAGGATTCTGCACGTCTTTGAATAAGCTTTGCTCCTTTCAAACCAGTTGTATTGAGTTCTTCTTCAGACATAGATTCTTTAACCCTTTTAACCATCATCTGAGTGCTTCTGTTTTGTCCTATAACAAATTCGTTTAACCAATTTCCTGCTGTTTGATCTTTTTCGACTCCTGTTTTAACCAATCCAGTAATACCACCAGATCCAACGGCAATCCCATCTAAAGACTTTCTATGTTTAACTCTCAACGCCATGTCAATAATTCCTCCTGGTCCTTCAATAGAAATACCTGGAGAACTAACATTTCCATTTTCATCAACAGGTCCAACTCGTAATACCCCACCAAATGGATAGCTTTTCATGACTAAAGTAAGACTTTCTCCGTCAATGTTTCGATCCATTGAAATAAAAGGATTGTCAATGTTTTGAATAACTCCTGCTTCTTCTCGAATAGCAGTATTAAATCTTTTTAAAACGGTATCTTTAAGGAATTTTCTTTTTTCAAGATCTTCCTCATTCATCATTGCAAGTTGATCTTTGGTTGGCGTAAACGAATTCATAGGGGTGCTAAACACAACATCATCGTTATCAACTCCAAGATTGGTGACAATGTAACTTTCTAAAGCATTGCTAACGTCATCAGGAGATAAACCATTTTCATGAAGAAGTTCATTTGGGAACCATATTTTGTCTTGTTGATGTCCACTTAAATGAAAAGGAGCATCGACTAAAACAATCCCATCATTTTGACCACCTGAAGATCCAAACATTCTTTCTGCAAGATCTTTGGGGTTCATTGGCGTTCCTCTTCCAGCCATTGCCTGATATGCATTTTTAAATAATTCAGAAAAAGATTTCCTGATTGCTTCTGAAGAAATTCCTCTTCCAAAACGATCATTAAATGCTTCAGCCAATTCCTGGCTCATTGGACTATCAGTTGTTTTTTCTTTAGGCTTTTGCATCCACACCAAGGTTTCTGCAATAAGCCCTCTGCCTCCTTTTGATAAATAAGGAGATAATTGGATGTAATCTTTTAGGATTCCTTTTCTCCTAAGTTCTGCGACTGCCTTGGGCCAATTGTCGGGGTATTTCGCTTTTAATGCTTCTTTGACAACAGGCCAGTTTTGTTCTGCGTTGTTCCATTGGAGAAGTGGTGATATTCCATTCAGGTCATCCTGGTTTAAAAGATTAACCCCTCTCATCTGTGCCAACACATTTGGATTTAATGGCGCACTTGGATTGGATTGACCTTGCAATGCCATTTGGGTTCTTACATCCGATTCAACATTGGCATCACGGGCGAGGAATTGTTCACCCCATGCTCTTACATCACTTCCAGAAGTGTAGTTTTCGCGTGGGATTCCTCGGACCATTTCGGCATATCCTTTAGGATCTTCCTGGATCATTTTTTTTGTTTGAGCGACTGATCCCTGAACATCTCTATAAAGTGCTTGTCTTCTTGCAAATGAGGCTTGAGAAAAACCTTTAGTGTGTTCCGTAGGATTCAAACGAAGTATTTCGTTTTCCAATTCGGCAATGTTTCCACCACCTTTTAATAGATTGTAATGATGAAATATCTGTGAAGAGTATTTCATTACGTCCTGGTGGACTTTTAATTCAGTTGGATCTGTAATAATTCCTGATGCATTAATCCTCATTACTGGTTGAGGATTCATATTTTCAGGACTAAGGTTGGATCGAAGGTAACTCTGAACTCTGCTGTTCAAAGCTTCTTTGGTCATATCAGGCTTTTCTAAAGCCTTTTTTTGAGCTTGTAACAAATTTGTAGCCGCTTGGGCTAATTCTGCTCTGTTTTCTAATCCTTTGTAGGTATCACCTGATATTAATTCTTTTACTAAAATTTCAAGATTGTCAGTGTCATTGTCGTAATCATATTTAACAATTGTGGACTTAACCCTGTTACTCCATTTGCTTTGTCTTTTCCTTTCAGCATTTTTTTCATTTGTTTGTTGCTTGCTTGAGGCATCTAGTTCCAACGAAATCTTCTGGGCTCCCGTCAGGTTTCCAAACAAATGATCATTCAACCCAGGATGTTTGATGATTTCTAAATACTCATCAGGGTTGGTGTTAATCAGTTTCCGACCTGATTCAAACTGTGCGTAACTTTTCAGCTTTGGAATTAAGTTCTCATATTGCTCTTTATTTATCTGTCCTGTTTGCAGATCTTCTTTAGCTTTTATTTTTACTTGTTTAAAAAAAGATTCATGCTCTTCTCTTAATTTTTGTAGGTTCCCTGCGGCGGCTTTTTCCATTCCTTTTCCAGTTCCAGTTTTGGACTTGGAATATCTTCGTGCCGCTACAAATCCTTTATAATAATTTCTAGCGTAATTAAAATTTTTGTCTGTAAGCTCACCACTTTTGCTTTTGACAAATTCATCAAATGCAACCGAATTCTTCTGGGTTGTCAGCCTTATTCGATTCTGACGAACCGTTGAAAGCCCGTTGATGTAAATAGAACCCTTTCGGTTCTTCATCAGCGAATGTCTTCTGTCGTAGTTGGGCTTGTTGTAAGTCTTGGCTAAATCGTCATAGATTCTTTTTTCTTCACTTTTGTAATATGAACTGACTCCTTCAATACTTGATAAATCTAGGTTTTGGTATTGTTTTTCACGTTCAAAGTTTCCCTTGTTCATATTGTCAACAAGGGCTCCCATTTTATCTCCATATTCCACATAAAAATCATTTGCGGAATTCTGATCTTCTGTCTCTTTTAATCGTGTATTAATGTCCATTGCCACGGACCCTGCTTCCATAGCCATATCTGCAAAGCTTGACCATGCTTGCTGGGAAGCAGTTTCATCATCAAAAAACTGCAACGCATTAAGAGGAGGTGCAGGATCAGCCGCTTTTACGGCTTGTTGTGAGGTTACTTTTTCCTCACCACGGTAATACTGAAATTCAGCCATTATTGATTAGGTCCTTCTGTACCTGGATTTGATTCTGGTGATGACGATCCGTAAGCTTGTTGGTATTGCATCCCCATAGAAGCTCCACCAACTCCACCACCTAAAATACTTATAAAAGCGTTCATGCCTCTTGATGCTTCAAGACCTTGGGCTCCTGCTCGAAGCTGATTAGCTTTGGCGTAGCGCATCTTTTGCTGAAACTTTGCAGACTTTTTCATTTCTGTGGTTTTCCACTTCACATCATCCCATTCAGATTTAATCTGATTTCGAGCATTCTGCTGTTCGGTGTAGGCTTCTCTGTCTCCCACTTCCATCTGCATTGCCGCTACTTCTAAAGGCGTTCCTCCACTAACGTCTGCACCTGATCCTGCGGCTTTTACAAGTAACGAAGATGCGTTTCTTTCTGCCTGTGCTTTAATCTGCATTGCTTTAGATGCAGATGAATTCATAATTCCTACACTTTTTCGGTAAGCAACCCGTTTAGTTCTTTTAGATGTTGTGTTGGCTTGATCAAGAACTTCATCACCATAGTCTTCTTCCCATCCTGCTTGCTGATACATTCCACGAATACGCATCCGAGTCATCTGGTCTTGCTGACCAGCCCTCATCATACCCATCCCCATACCAGCTAATGCACCAACCCACCAAGCCATATTAATCCTTAAAGATCGTTAGATTCGTAATCAAAACCAATTAGCAAAATAGATAATGGAAACGGACCATCCTGGCCTATAACCACGTTATGATCGTCATAGGTCATATTGCCCATCGTTAATACTTCATCTCCTGAGAAAAATGGAACCGCATTTCCTAATTTATCTGTAGGAAATCGGTATATCATTTGATCTAATTCCTCAGTATTAGGTCCGTATTTCAGTCCCATCGTGTCCAAAAGCTTTACTACAATTCGGGAAATCTTTTTTCGGTTTCCAACTAAAATCCCTTGAGGTCCATTAGGGATATCCAAAGTTGTTACAAAGCTGTCATACCCTAGTCCTGCATGAATCTTATCAGCCTCTAAAATAGTTATTGCTCCTGAACTTACTGTAAATGTTCCTGTCTGAATTGCTGAATCTGCCAAAACTCTTAAAGATTGACCTTCAAGATGGTTTAGTCCTGTCAGATTGGTAATGTCTGATCCTGTAGTGTAAATTCCTGAATCCACGTAATGAGCTTCATCGCTTGTGATTTCTCCTGAATCATAAAACCGATCCATATATTCGACATAACGGACTGTTGCAGAATTTACAGTTCGTTTGACTACCATCCATAATTGATGATGTGTTGTTGTCGGAATAACTGTAATCGATTCCACGACAGCATTAGTTCCTGCAATCTCGTGATTGCTCCATGCCATCATGTTCAAAGCTTTGTTGTAGGTACACGCAATCATTTTCCCATCGTTTAAACGGGCCCAGATTACGTTGTAAGGCATATCCTGGTAGGCAACATCTTTGATTACTCCAAGAGCAATATCATCGGCTCTCAAAGTCATATCAGATGCTTGGTTTCCTCCTCTGTCAGAACTATATGCAATGTCTCGAAGTTTCCGTCCGTTCTTTTGAACGTAGATTACATTCTGGTCAATGATCAGAGGTAACGCCCCTGTTTCAGTTGGGTAGGAAGTAACTCGGTCAATCGAAAAGTTAAATGGAGTAATCGTGATTTCTGTTTCCGATCCATACATCTGGAAAACTCCTCCAGAGGTTCCAACCGTAAGTTTCTTCCCAGAAATCATAAAATCAATCAAATCCACGGTTGCAGATGAGATTGTCAGTGTTAATCCATTGTCATCCTTGATTTGTTCTCCAACAACACGGGCTCCTGTTGCAGATACATTTCCTGATGAAACACCTATTTTTTCAGATGGAGAAAAATTGAAGAAATCTGCGGTTTTGGAAAACCAGATGGTTTGAGGATTATTGTTATTTCCCCCAAAACACATCCGTTGCTGGAAGATCTCAATAGATCGAGGCCACCCTGCATCAGAATTCCAGGCATATTTACGCCACTCATGGTTTGGACCTCTGGCAACCAGTTCTTCTTTAACTGTTGCCGTAACTTCCAATGCATTGGTTATTGCATCTAACTGAACATAACCCCAATTGATTGCAGTTCCTTTAAGCGGATTTATCCGAAGGTAGGTATCTTGATCATAAGATTGAAACCCTAGTCCATTGTTGATTAAAAGCTTGTCCCAGTAATCTGCTCCAAGGGTTCCAGTAGGGTTTTTATTTGTTGCAGATGTATGAGCAACAATGCACGTATAGTAAACAGTCCCACCGCTTTCTTTAACAATTGCACCTTTGGCATAAGATTGTGATGTAGCCCATGTCGAAGACGTTCCATCTCCAACTTTTAAAGTAACAGCAACACCTTTGGGATATGTTCTTTTAGAAATTGTAATAGTGTCAGTAGATGCTCTGAGATATACGGGTCTTCCATTAAGAGTCAGTGATAACTGAAATGTTGTTGCAGTTGCATTAACAACGAAATAATCAGTAGTCCCATCAAAATCAACAGCCGTTGCCGTAGTTGATGTTGCGTGATATTTAGGATATGTCCCAGTAGTTGCCATTCTTATTTTCATCCCATCCAACAACCCATGATTGGCAAACTGGAAAAAACTGTCTGTCAAATCTAATTGAGGATCACCAATTTCTTCTGAAGCCTCAGTTCCAACAATTTGTATTGTTGCAGAATCAAAAGGATTGATATCTCCGTAAGGACCGTCTTTGGTATGAAGGTATTCAAACGCCCAACTGGTGTCACCAGAACGGATTAATTGACGGGGCTGATAAGATGGATGAGCAATAAATAAAATGTCGGCAGATTGAGTAAAACTTAGATTATCAAGATCTGCGATGCTGTAAGGCGAGGTTATTTCGTAAGCAGATCCTCCTGACTCAAGAACTGCACTATTTTTAAAGAATCGGACATATTGGTTTCCAAACTCCAATACATACGCTTGATCCTGACCAAAGTTAAATGGGATTAATCGGACTTGGGCATTAGACTTTGTGGATGCCACATATCTCGTTCCTGGCCTCCTGGTGATTGACCCTTGGGGCATCACCACCATATTTTTAAGATCTTTTACTGAGGATCGATAAGCATCAGTATCAACAAAACCTTCCAGCTTTGGAGATATCTGACCATCTGCAAAGGAAGTTTGGTAGGTAACTAACCGAGCCATTAGTAGGCATCTTTTTGAACCACTGATGCACTAAACGGCCTCCAAGAATCTATGCCCGTATAACGGGATTGGAGCCATAGATCCGATTCAATCTTTTGCGGTGTTCCTTCAGCCGCATCTGCACTCCTGGCTTCAGACAAGACTTCCCGATACTTTCGCATCAAGTTTTCTTTTAACTCAGTCTTTCCTGTTAAATCCTGCCCGATTTCGGTAGCAAGACGTAACGCAATCGCTTGGACCAGTAATGAATCGTATTTTGCAGTATCGGTGACACGCTCGATGTAAAGAATATTTAAAGTCGAGCTATCGGTAACAATGTTGTCACCTTCTATTTTAAAGGCATGTTCATTTTCCTTAACCGCAATCAGCCGAAGCATTTCTGCTGGTTTCGGATAAGCATAACTATATCCCCATGCTGGGGCTGTGGCTAAAGAGGGCAATGGACCTTCCCTCTTTAACGCACAATTCCATAAATGACTCCGAAGGACGAGATCCCTCACATCTTCAAACCGATTATCACAAGCTCTTGCCCGTTGATTCTGGTCGGTCCTATCGTTGATAGAACGCTCTCCCAAATTCGAGAGAGCGATGTTACAGATATCGACTTCAGAAGCCATATTTATTCAACCGTATAAAGTATTGCTACTTGAATAACGGCATCTCCAGGTGTTGCCGCAACCGAAGTAGTCATCGTAATATCTGACTCTGCGGTTGTGACGGTTCCTGCATTTTTTCCAAACCACAAAGGATCATACAAAGCATTAGTATGAACTCGTGCCGCAACCACTTCGGTTGAGCCGATTTCAATTTTATATTTTGCAGACCCAAGAGATTTACTTGTAATCACATATCCAGCATGAAAGGTTGCATTTTTAGGCAAGCTTCCAAATTTGTATGTAGAAGTAGCATCTCCAGCGGCAGTTTCAGTATAAGAGTCATACATTACACGCATTTTGCCACCCCATTGAGCAGATTCAACCATTGCTCTGGGAGTAGAATCGTAGTTGGTGTAATTAACTCCTTTTCCATTAACAACGCCCATAATTCAATCCGTATTAGAGGTTAAGAGGTTGCGCCTTGTTTACAAGCAATATGGACAACACGTTCTTCTTCCAGACGGACTGAACCAAGAGTCATTCTGTAATAGATGTATTGACTGAATCGCTTGTCAGGGCGTTCTGTGATTCTTGCGACAATATCTTCCCAAATACACAGGCCGATTCCTCGTCTGTGAAATGCGACAACTCCGTCACAAGTAATGGAATTGGAAGTCAACGTACCAATCCTTTCGGTTCGGATAATGTTAAATCCCATGTACTGGTTAAGATCACCAGCAACCAATGCACGAATTTGGTTATAGTCTGCTGAATTTACTTTTGTAGATGTCAGCAACCATCCCAATTGTTGAGCATTAACTACCAAAAACAGATTAGATTGACCGTTGATATCGTAATCATCGGCATCTGCGGCTCCGAGAATCTTACGTGCTTCAATCAACTTTCCAACTGTAAGTGGTTGGCTGTTAGTTTTATTATTACTATCAACATCAAATGTGTTTGCATCTGTTGCAATCAATTGATCTGACGGTAAAGTCGTTGGAGTCCCGCCTGTTTTTCCTGCGTATGCAGTACCAGTTAAGGCCGCAATGATTTCATCATCCATTGCTCTTCCCATTGCCATAGCGGCATTGACGGAATATGCAGATGCAGGATCAATCAAAGTCCGCAAGCGGTCAGGATTGTCAATGAGATCGCCCCAATCGTAATCGATAGGCGTGACACGTCTGCGATCATGTGGCGTGTCAATCTGAGGTGAATCCCCGTGACGGGTTGTTACCTTTTGGGCATCGGTAGCTGAAATTCGGTCCATATAGACTTCTTCACCTACCTTGCCAGCTTCCAGGGTTACGGCTCCACGAAGCCTGGACCCCATCTGCTGAACAAGCAGTTGCACATTTGCGCTGTACTGCTTTACAAACGAAGTTGTAATTTGAGTAGACATATTAATCCGTAATAAATTGTTAATAAAATCAACAACATACGGATTGTCTACTAAAGGTAGGTCCGCTACATAACTGGTAGCTTCAGGCCCCGAATGGGGTTATCTGATCAAGCAAGTGCGTTGTGAAGCCTTTGCATTTCCTTAACGGCTTGAGCATGATTCGGATGCGTTCCGTCAAGGTACGCAGATCTGAATTCTTTATCAGCCATTTTGGAATCAATAGATTCTTGTGCATGAACGGGTGTCATGCCTCCAATCGCACCTCTTGTTCCAGGCAGGACGTTATCTTCTGATAAGACCTGACCAATCCTGGCAAATGTTTTAAGCATCTCAGGATGATTACTCAGCCCTGTTTCTCTTAAAACGTCCATTAGCTCTTCAGATGCAAAATCTGTAAATGCCCTACGGGCAAGTTCAGCATTCTTGTTGAAAGAATCTCCCCATTCACTTTGAATGTCTTGGAGATATTCAACATTCATCTGCTCAAACTGTTCATCTTCTTGAGCCATATCATTTTGAGAAATCTGATTATAGATTCCTAAAATGTTTCTTGCTTGGTCGTTTGTAAGTCCTAATTCGTGTGCAACATTTTTAAAATCTGCAACTTCATCGGATTGTTCACCATCACCAAGTTCAAAGTCGTAACCATCAGGAGCATTGGGTCTTCCCAAACGCTCATAAACTGAATTCCATCCTTCTGCATCATCTTCTTTGGGAAGCTGAAGCATCTGGTCTGGATCTGCTCCGATCATTTTCCGTGCATGAACATAGGACTTTGCCAACTTATCAACAGAGTCGAAGCTCTGAAGGGATGGCTCACCTCTTAGTTCATCTGGCAAGGAACCAGGATCGAAGGCTAAAGGGCTTGCTTGTTCTGTTGCATGAGATCCGTCTAGGACATGACCTGATGCAGATCCGGCCGATTGAGGTCCGTCAGTTAAGATCGAAGGACTGCTCTCGGTTGTCGGTGCTGATTCTTCCATAAATCTCTGCCTGTTCTTCCATTAACTCTTGAGGGGATTTTTGTATATTGTGCATAATTGCCAATACCACTGCCCGTCTTCCCTCATTAAACGACATCTCCAAAGGATCTGAAGATTGCGTTGTGTTGAAAACGTAATTGTGTCTCATAATATCATGCAGAACTTCCTGTCCTGCTTCTGAATTAAAAACCTCCTTATATAAGGCTCTCCTACGCTTTTCCTTGTCAAAGATCATATAGGCTCTCCTGCACCCAATAGGGTTGCTTCTGCGGAAGCTCGGTTTGCTTCTGCCTTAGACAAGGTTTCTTCTGTTTGTGCCATCGCCATTTGCTGTTGCATCATCTGCTGTTCCTGCATCATCTGTTGCTCCTGCATAATTTCCATCTGAAGTTCTTCTTCGGTTTTTAAGACAGATGGAGGAACCCTCAATATTTCTGCACCCAGTTCTGCAAGTTTGCCTGTGTTGAATCGTCTGATGACATTGGGATCGATCTGAGCAAATGGAACCATAAACTGCATCAGTTGCGATACTGACGATAGTTCTCCAGATCTCATTGCAACGGAAACAGGGTTTTGGTATTCCAGTTTCATCTGCTGTTGCATAATTGCTGGGGGAGGAGGTGGAAGAAGACCTCCTCGACTGAGGACGGACATGGTTCGCTCAATCATGGGCCCCAGCATTTCGATTTCCTGTCTCGAAACAATAGGCCCAAGAATCGATAAACGGTCTCTTTGACGTGCGGCAATTTCGGTTGCAGTAAACCGCATTACATCTCCGTCTTCTGCCGTTGGTCCAGGAAGCTCCAACATATCCAAATAAAAAGATTGTTGTATGGATTGACGAACCTTTGCCATTTTGGCTTCTGCATAGTCAATCCGTTGCGGAGTCGGCATCGGAACAATCCTGTCATCTTTGGTCATTCCTGCACGAAAATAGTTAATTCCTCCAGGTGTAGTTCTAATGGGTGAAATAAATCCGTCATCAGGAACCATCAACGGAGGATCGACTGCTTTCTGGAGTGCTTTCAGAAATGTTTTTTCCATTTCATTGAGCATACGGATGTCTGAAAGAGCCTCGTTTCCAGGCCCTCGTCCATAGGTTTCCATAGAATTTCGATCCCACCTAGAGCATATAAACGGCTGTTCGTTAAATCCTCGGATCGACAAGATCTTGTTTTCCGATCTCAACCAGAAAATAGAGACATAAGGCATCTGCATAGGAACAGGCAGATTAATATGTTTCGTAGGCTTTATGACGTTAATACACTCAAATCTTTTAAATGCATTGTTCTTTTCCAATGCTCCTAAAACGGATTCTGGAAGAGGTTCAGGACCAAAGGCATCCAGTAGCTCTTTTGCGGTATGCTCATAAAGGCGATAAAGGGTATCTACACGGCCTAAATCGTTAATTGCTAGATAGCAGTCGTACAGAGGAATTGTGAGGTAATATGGCCCTTCTCCTGGTCTGTCTAAGATCATCATCACGCCCGTACCAAATGCTCCAAGATCCTGCATATATTCATGGATCGCAGGATGAAAATTAGTCGAAGGTCTGTTGAAATTATCCTGAACGTAAAGTTGAGCTTGTTCCAACCAAAGCGATATGTCTCGATCCTTAGAAGCTTCTCGGTTCTGAGTCGAAATGATAAACCAAGGAATCGTAGACGGGACGAGCATATTGTGAAGCCCCGATGCAAAACGGGTCAGCGATCTAACAGGAGTCGAATCAAAAATCCTGGATCGTCTGTTTTCTCCTTTTGCACGATGGGTATTAAAATCAGCCCGTGCAGGAATCGTTAGTTCTCCAATATCCTGCCACATGGATTCCCAATTGTGGCGTTGGTCCTGAAGAGCCCCGAATTCTGATTTTAGTTGCTCAATCAGCTTCTCTTGAAGCTGTTGCATGTCAGGCGTAGTCGGTTGCTCCACGTCCACCTGTTCGGATTGTATCTGCTTTATTGAATCGTGCAGTAACAGCACGTCTACGCATTGCTCTGGTTTGAGCAAGTTTGGCTCTTTCTTCTGCGGTCAAACCTTCCATTTTGTTATCATCAACATCACTCATGTCTCCTGCATCATCAGGAACCGTAGTGGAATCAATAGACTCACTGGTATCTTCTTCTTTTTCTCTTAGAGATCCCATACCAGCACGGTCCATCCAATTCCCACCACCCCAGGATTCGTTGTATTGTCTACCGCAAGATTTTCCTCCTCCTCCACTATGTCCTCCACCAAAAAAATTCATATTCATTTATTCCCCTTTCAGCTTTCTGCTAAAAAATTTGATGTTGTCTTCAACGGGTTCAAACCCGATTCTTTCCATGTTTTTAAAATAAGGGCTATCGGTATTGCAGGGCATGATATATCCATCAATTCCCTTATCCATTAAAAGTGCTTCCATGCATCTTGAAACTGCCCATGATTCCCTGGAAGAACTATCTCTTTTCATCCACCAGTTAACCATTGGGACCAT